GCCGAGGCAAGACAGTGTAGCGGTCAATCTCGCCATCCTCGGTGTGGTAGGTGATGACTCGAGCACCGCGGCGGGATATGTAGCCGCCCCTGGCTGCGTAGGCGTCCCTTGCGGCCAATGTGGGGTGTCTCTCGACTATCGCCCCGCCCTGCTCTGCCATATCTTGCTCTGCGTGGTGGTAGTGCCCTGTGTGGATGTAGGTGTAGCTGGCCTGCCCCCACATTTCGCGGTATCGGGGTTCGGATGAGAACAGCGCCGGTAAATCCTTGTTCTTTTTCTTGTGCCCGTGGTGGAAGCCCAGCATGGTCTTGCCGTGGAGGTAGGCGTAGTACGGGAAAGCGGTATCGTCCACCGTGACGCGCTTGTTTTGGGCGTAGAGCTTTTTCATGGCTTTGCGTAACCATGCACTGCCCGCCAGATCGTGATTGCCCTCGCACACTATTAGCAGCACTTGCTTGTGCTTGCGTAACAGTATCTCGATGGCCTGCATAGTCAGATCAAGCGCGAGCTCTATCATTCTCTCAAAGCGCGTGTCTGCGTCCAATACGTGGTGGCTGGTGGGCGTTATAGCGTCCAATCCATCCCAGTGCAGGAAATCCCCTTGCATGTTGAGTATGGCCGTTTCTGAGTCGGGAGCCTTGCGGGCCATCTCACTGATTGCGTTAATAAGAACCTTGCTGGCTATATCGGTGTCCCAATCGTCGCCGGTTTCCTCTGACCACGAGTACATGCCAAGGTGAAAATCGGTGAGCGTGTAGAGAGACAGCAGATCCTTTGTGGTTTTCTTTGGTGCCTTAATGACCGGCGCTGGCTTGTATTGCAGATTTTCTAGGCACTGAATAATGGTGTCGGCTGCACGACCTTCTGGCGTCTGCCTGTCCCAAGAGCGCTGAATCTCACCATCTGGCCCGCGCTGTACCGTCACCTTTCCAAGCGTAAAACCGGAAGCTGTGCCGTGCGTCCAGTGGCCGGGCGCGAATCCTCGCCTCGAAGCGTTGCGTCTTATGCAATCGATGGATCGTTCTACAGAGCGCGAGTGCTTTCCCAGCACCTTCGCAGCTTTGTTTTGGGAGCCTTCGGAGATAACGGCCTCCAATGCCTCCCTCTGGTTTTGCGTTTCGCAATATGGCCTTAGTGATGCGTAGTCCATAATCAGCTCCAGAGCGCTTCCAGCTTGGGGACATGGTGCTCCGTCTCGTAAACCGTGAGATTGAGCCGCTTGGCTTCTTTGATTTCGGCGAGGGTGCCGGATGAGTTTTGCCAGCCGGGGCACAGGACTACTGCCCAGCATCGCCGCATTAGCTCCATCGTGCCTTCGAGCCAGAATTCATCCTTCAGCTCCGGTGCGATCAGCTCAAACTCACAGGTGTTGAGGTGCGGGATAACGGGCATCCAGCCTTTCTGGGCAACCAGCTTGCCAACCTGTTTTGCCACTGCGATATTGAGTTTGATGGCTTCTTGCGTGACGCCTCGGTATGGCCCCGCCACATAGATCAATTTAGTCTGCACGGCGCTTCACCTCATCCCGCATCATTTCGATTACGCGGAAGTAACCCGCACCATCAACCAGATTGTCTCGCTTGTGCTTGGTCGCCTCTCTGGCCACTTTGCACAGCACCATAAACATGCCGGCGTCTTGAGCCGTCAGATCGCCATTTAGACGCGCCCCGAGATAGCCGGTCATCATGTCGGCTAGTCGCTGATAGTTGTCCAGCGGGTGCCCGTAGTCTTGTTGGCGATCACCGCCTGTCAGTTCATTGGCTTCTTCCAGTATGTTCATTCAGCCTCCGGCCATAGCGCATCAGTGTTGGTCAGCTTCACGTAATCGGTCATCAGTGCCACCTCTGCGTAGGTGCAGTTGTAGTCGATTGGCGTGATAAGTGGCGGGTTTTGTCGAGAGTCCATTGCGATGAGCAGGAAGCAATCTGCCTGCAGCTCTCCGCGCTGAATGGCCGATGCCAGGTTCATCAGCTCGCGTACCAGATTGGCCGTTTTCTCCGCGTCACTCTGGACGGGAATCTGCTTTAAGTTCCCCATAGAACTTCTCCCATCCGAGCCTCACCCGTTCAACGTCGCCGCATTCCACATAGTTGTTTGTAATGGCTTCGAGGGCTTTATCGTCTCTAGCAATAAAGGCGGGCGCGTTAGCTCGGCAGGTGGATTCGGAAGCGCCGGACACTCGACAGGCTGTGTAGTTGTGGCTGAACACCCAGCCAGCAGGAATAGGAAAACGATCAGTAGTCGAGACATAAGCATTTTGCTCCACCTGGATTGATTCTTTGGCGCGCTGGCGCTCGATTCTGAGAACCGCTAAGTGCTTGCCGGCCTCATCGGCAGCGTCCTGATAGCGGCGTTCCTGCCATCGGGCTTCCTGATGAGCTTCTGCCAAGCTCGCCGCCTGCTCGGCGCGAATGTCTGAGACAGCAGCAACACACTGCCAGTCTCTGGCCTGCCATCCACCCAAGAAGGCGGCACACAAGACAACGACAGCCAGCACGGCTTTGGCTTTAAAGGAGAGGGAGGGAAAAGAGAGCATACAGGAACAGTCCTATGCCGCAGGGAAGCGCGACAAGTAGCGTGATAAACCCGTTAGGCGTAAGCATTGAGCTACCCCCGATTGATTTTGTCCGAAGCGAGATCGTGAAGCTTGAAAGCGCTCACAACTGTAGTGATGACAGCAACGAACTCGCCGCCGTTAATGTGGTTGGTGAAGAGTGCAATCGCCGTGCAGATGAGCGCAGTCATGGTTACGAGGAAGCGCGTTCTGAGCCAAGGCTTAGGCCTGTCCATGCCATGCGCCAACATCGAAACAAGGGCAGGACTTGCCGGGGTCTACATCCCTATGACCGATCACACGGAGTGGCCCATGATCTTGTAGAATTTCGTCAACAAGCGCCGAAAGGCTAGACCACTGCGCTTTAGTAAAATTCGACACTGGATGCTGATTCCCATCCACGCCACCAACCAAACAAGCTGCAATAGAAGCAGCATTATGGCCGCGCGCATGAGCACCAGATCTTTCCACTGGCCTACCCTGCTCAACAGACCCATTTCTCCGTATGACATAGTGATACCCCACGTCGCTCCAGCCATTTCCGTTAACATGCCAGTCACGAATTTGAGTTACGCCAATATCCATATTTGGCGGGGTTGCTGAGCAATGAATTATCAGCGTGTCGATATTTCTCATTTTTTCCACCCATCCATCATCAAGATGAACGTAATAACAGCGCCAATACTGGCCACTCCCAACACGCGCAAACTGAACCACCCGAATTCGCGCACGTAGTCGCCCATCAGCTCTTTGACGCCCTCTTTCGCGCCCTCGCGCAATTCTCTGCGGTATTCTGCGGGGGATAGATCAGCGAGCCTTCTTTTCTCTTGCTCGGTCATAACTTCAGCCTTAGCATCAGGCCATCGATGCCGGTGTTGGGCTTATGAATCCCCGCACTTGAATAGTGGAAATATTCGACCTGGAAAACCCTTGTCTCGATGCCCAGACCGTTACGGTAGTTTGTATCGCCAATAAGCAAGGCATCAGGCGTGTGAGCCACCCCTATCCTGAAGTAGCCGCAAACCGAGCCGACACACCAACCAGGCCTCACCATTTTTGAAAGCGAGTAAAGATTAATAGCCTCGTCGCGCCTGCCCTTATTGGTCTCGCCTTGGCCCAGCTGAGTGGCGGCAAGTTCCCAATCGTTCATCTCGTAGCTAACCTCTCCCGCAGTCACGTCAGACGTTCTAAACGTCTTGCCAAGGGACAGCCTGACGCCGTCTGCCTTAGCATCAGCCGAATACAATGCTGCGATTAACGCGCATACGAATACCGCAACTGCCGCCGCTGTTTTGTTCATAGCTTCGCCTGTAGATTAAAATTGAGGAGGGGTGGTTACGCTGCGATAATCCGCGCTGGCGTGGTCGGTGCCGACAGCTCATAAGCGGCAAGCGGTGCAGGCAGAGATTCGGTGCTGTAAACATTGCAATGAAATCCGCCTACGCTTGCCATTTCGGGCCGTTCGTCGTCCGTGCCTTCGTCCAGAGTGTTTCCGGTTGGCTCGAATATCTCACCAATAAAGTCAACGGCAAAAAGACCGCATTGGCCGTAGTAGGGCTTGTTATCGTCGCCAGTGTTTAGCCCAGCAGAGTCAAGGGCATCGGTAAGCTCAAGAGCGGTATTGGCCTTCAGGTAATAGGCATTCATAGGATTGACATTGCCTCCAGTTCAGCCGTGGATACAGGGCCGGAATGCTCGCTTATCCGCGTGATGGTCGTATTTCCGTAGGCGGAAGCTGAGGCGTTCGCAGCAATGCGTCTCGTGTCAATAACAGGCACGCTCCCAGATGTATCGACCGCTGCAGGCTGGCCATCAACCGACAAGGCGAAATCATTGGCTTTTATCTTGATGGCGGCCTTGAACGGCGCGCCGGCTGTCAAAGTCAATGGCGCTTGCGTCAATAGCACCTGATTCGTTGTATCAGTGACATTCAGCCTTATGGTTCCTGACTGAATGTAGGCGTATATGAATATGTTGGTGTCCGACTCCCATGTGGCGAATGACTTAATGTCGTCATCGTCTGGGCTGGCGGGCACGGTGCCCTCAATAACGGCGGCAAATTCGGATACATTTAGGTCACTGCCTATGCTGCTTGTGGCCGTTTCAGCCAGCCTGGTAACCGCGCTGCCTGATGTTGGTATCGGAGTGGTTGCATAGTCAGCGCTCTGCTCTAATCCGCCAAAATCATATACACATGAACCCGTGGCAGCATTGTTCGCCGTACCTGCCGTGGTGGCCCTAGCTGGGTAAATATAATATGCAGCACTGGCCCCGTTATTGTTCGTGACCGTCACCGATACCTGCCAATAGCTGCCTCGATCAACGACATAGTGACTACCGCCCGTAGTAAGCGCAGCCTCGACAGTGGCAACCCCGGTTTGTGTGTTGAGGTGCACGGTTCGCTGTTCGCCTACGCCGCATGAAACCCTGAACGCAGGGAATCTGGTCTGGTCTGAGTCCTTCGAAATGTATATCGTCCCTGTCAGCGGGTTTGTATTGCTGGTAATAGAGACCGATTGAACCCTGTTGCGAGAAGCTGCACCGTCCGAATCTGTAACCGTGTGCGCGCTGTTGGCCACCCCATCAAGACCAACTGCATCGGCTGCGTATGATGCAGTACCAGACCAGACGCCATTGCTCAGGTCTCGGTTATACAAAAGAGAATTGGTGCGCTGCTCCTCAAATCGCTGCCCTATAGCGCGCCCTGTTGCGGGATCATAAGCGTAGCGCTCATTGCCGGTGGTGAACTCCTTCAGGTATCCATCTGAACCCCAATCCCATGCAGATGAGGCACGAGCAAGCGTAATGTCTGAGGTAACATCAATGGAATCGCCCGCCTTGCTCGATGCCGGCCTGTTGGCGAAGTCATATCGAAGAGTCTCTGCAGCACGCGGTATAGCGCCATCAGCAACAAGCGCTCTGCGAATCCAGTAGGACAGGCTTTTGTCCTGAGTCAGATAGGAAAAGTCAGAATTGTTGAAGGCATTAACGATGAACTTGAAAACGAGCGCGCTGGATTCAACCCGATAGCGCGTCCTCTCGTTATCGTAGTTTTCATCTGCGATAACCTCAACTATCTGGCTTTCACTGAGGCCACCAACAGCCGCATTAGCCGTTGCGTAATCGTCATAAATTAGAATGTCGCCAGATGCCTCTGCCGCCGCCTTGGATTGATCGCGGTATATCTCTGCCTGATCAGTGGCGGATTGAGCCGCAGCCGCCGCCTCAGTGGGCAGGTTTATCTCAAGGTAGTCGGATAGCGCATTAAGCTCCGTCCGAAAATTTGGCAGCGCGCCAAGAAACGCATCCGCGTTGGCGCTGAAGGTTTCGCCGTCATCCGCCCGACTGGGAGATGTTGGCAATTCGGTAATGGTAGGCGCTGGCATCAGGTCATTCCCTCTACTTCTAAAGTGCAGTCGGATTTTTCAGGGCCTGACAGAACAATCTCAAAGTTCTTGTAAAACCCATATATGATGGTTTCTGCTCTCGCGGCATCACCCACATATAGCGTGGGAATAGACCGGACATTGGATAAAGCCCGCTGGGTGCCGGATACTTTTGCCGTATCCACCTTCACCGCAAAATTTCCACGCTTGCTAAAGCCTCTCTCGACAACGGTGAAGTTCCCAAAAGCGTCACGCTCCTTCCGGCTGTAGTCGTCGATAAATACCGAGCTTCCAAACAGCGACTCTCCAACCTCGCGCTGCTTTCCGACAATGACCGTTCCTACCTTCGCTGTTCCCGCGTCGGCGTCGATAATGATTTCAATGTCTGCGTCTCGGTACTGAGGAAGATCGATAAAAACCACATCCGACAGGGATGAAATGTCATCGAAGAAGTAAGCAAACCAATCATCAATTTCTGTGTTGTCAACGAGAGGCTTTGTTGTGTTGTAGACTTCGCCATCGGTAGGATCGGTGACGATCACTTGAGCGGTGTTTCCTGAAAGGTTAAGCAGAGAAACTGCGTTGTTTACCTCGCCCGGAGTAACCGTAAATTCAACGGTTCCGCTGTTCTCGGTCTGCGAGGCAACAGCCTGATCAAACGCCTTATATCTGTTTGTTGGCCCTAGATCGTTCCATTTAGTCGGGTTCTCGTCGGGCTGGTTTCCCGTGTTACTGTCCTCCAGAGACTCATAGACCCTGTGCTCGTAAATAACCTGATCGTCGGTGTCATAAGTGGTTGCTCCGCTATAAGCAGGAGCGTCATTCTCAGCCACATTGGTTGCAGTCAGATTGTTTTCGTCAATCGCTATAGGAACTACTAACCTCATGCTGTTTCTCTCTCGGGCGGCAAGCCCTCGCCGTCCCAGCGCCGAACATATTTGCTGGTTTCGCCTGTGTTTTTGGCTATAGAGAACAGTCCTGAATGCAGAGATTCAGCTATTGATGAAAGGCGGGATTCAATTGATTCAAGGCGCTCATTCTCGCGCAAATCCGACTCACTGCTAGCCGAGGTGGCTACTGCCGGGAGGTTCGCAGTGGACAACTGGTTGTCGATACCGATTGAATCTCGTATCTCCTCCAGAACGCTGAGCTGGTTTTCCTGAACAATAAGAGACGGGTCGATTTGGTTCGCAATGGTTTTGGCCGTGGCACTTGCCGCTTCGGATACCGTCGCAACAATCCTGTTCAGCTCAATGCTAGAGCCAACACTGTTACGAGCCAGGTCGATGACTTTCTGGCCCAGCGTAGCGGCCTCTCTAGCCGCCTCTATGTCGCCACCCCTGAATTCATTCAGCGCCGCAAAGAATTTCTGCTGGGTTGCTACTAGGCCTAGCTGTTCCGACCCCAACCCACCCCGAGCAGAGTCTGCAAAATCTGACAAGGTTTTAGCCGCGCTGAGCAGGCTTGACGCTGTTCTTTGGGCAGCCGCATTAGCCGCTTCTTGCGCCCTTTCTTGCTCTTTAGCTATTTTTGCCGCTTCTGCATTGGCCGCGTTGAGGTCTTCCTGAGCAAATATCTGTTCAAGTATCGCTCGCTCAGCCTCGGTCGCCTTTTCCAGCTCGCGCTCCCTTGATCGGAGCAAAATCTCTGTTTCTTCTCCTTGAGCTTTGAGCAGGCGCATATTCAGAGAAAACAAGTCCTCTTGAGACTGCGTTTGCAGGGCGTAGTACTCGCGCAAAAGGTCGGTGTTTTCTGTAATGGCGGTAAAGAACTCAGCGCCAAACTCCTGCGTTGTGTCAGGAAGGTTCTCGACAAGGTTTCTGAGTCCGTCCAGAGTTTCAGGAACACCCGAACCGAAAGACGCAAACAGCGCTGAGACAGCGGCTTCCGTTCTTTGAATTTTCTCCGCATCTGTGGTCAGCAGAGAAATAATGTCCTCGACATTGGCCGCGAACCGCTCTACTCCTCCCGCCTTCTCGGCCAAGAGATCGGAAGCCATAATCAAGCTATTGATGCCAATCGCATCTAGGTCGTAATCGAATGCCCTCCCGAAATCCCGGAGAATTTCGGTCTGCGTGACGATGCGGGAAACGGTCTCTATCGCACCCTCTCCAAGCTGCTGCAGGCTGGCTATAAGAGGACTGCCGATGTTCAGCATATTGTTGAAAACATCGTCAAAAAATGCCGCTATCTTGTCCCTTATCGCGTCATTCCCTTCCGAGGCATCAATGGACAAGTCTGGAAGGATGGCTGAATTAATATCGCCCGCAGCAATGCCAATCGCGCCAAGCGACTCACGCATCAATTCCGCTGCGTCGATTATTCCCTGCTCAATAGAACGGGCGAACGTGGAATTTTGGGCGTTCTGCGCCGAATCTCTGGACTGAGCCTCAGCCAAAGCAACAAGGTTCGCGTTAAGGCTTTCAATGTTAAATTGCAGCGTGTCGTTGCTCATAAAGTCGCCGCCTGCAACCAGTGCCGCTTTACTGCCAAGCCCGGACATCCTCTGGTCTTGACCGATAGCAACCTGGCTCCTGAAGTAGTCAACGGCTTGCTGCAGGGCTATTGTGTCCGCGCCCGTGAACGTTCCACCGAGCTGACCCATAATGGCTTCACCGACACGGTTTCCGCTTAGGCTCAATGTTCCGCTGCCGAAATTTCCCTTAACAAAGGCCTCGGCAGACCTAAATGTAGCCTCTTCAAGATTTTTCAAAGAGCGGGTCATATCGGCCAGATACGGGATCTGTTCGCGGCTTAGGGATGCGATCATTTCCAAGCCGTTTTGAATGCCCTCTGATTGCTCAGATATGTCCGCAATAGGCCCAACGGTTTGATATAGCCCTGCTGTGTCTATCGCCTGAACAGGATCGCTGGGCGCGCCTGTAGAGCCGCCACCACCGCCACCGAATACGCTTTGCCCAAGCTTCTGGAGGACAACAACTGTCGCAGCCAGTGCGGCCAGATTTGCCGGAAATGGAAGCCCTGCCATTGAGCTGATAGCTGCAGTAACCGCAGACGCCGCCTGCTTAAGACCTTCGCTGGCAATATGAGCCAACTTTTCAGCCTCCATCAGACCAAGCTTCACAGCCAGGTTCTCAAGAGCCAGAGCAATCTCAACGGCGCGGAAAGCCTTCTCGGCCTTCTCCATTGTTTTGTAGCCGCTCGAACCTTCCTTGAAGTACTGTTTTGAGTGAGAGAGAAGATCGCCGTATAAACCAATTTGCTGGCGCTGGTGCTTTGACTCGACTTCTGCAAGCTTCACCGAGTCTTTACCCGCCGCATCGCGGGCTTTGTAGTAGGCTTCGCTCTCAGCAGCCAATCCTTCCAAAGCCTCAACCGATCCAACGATGGCCCTGCTTATTCCATCGAAGCCCTCAATAGCTCCCGTGAAATCCGCATTCAGATAGTCATCAACCTCAGCTTTTGCTTCTTCTGCTGCTAGCTGCTTCTCTCTCTCTTGTTCGATGAGGCGTCTGTTGGCGTCTTGAACCAAAACAACTTCGCGCTCCAACCCTCTGGACTGGTTAAAGGCGGCTATGAACTTTGCTTCTTCCGCAGCATGTCCCGCAGCAATCAGGCTATTCTCTTCGCGCAGAAGTGACAGCCTTTCTGCCAGCTTTCTGTTGGATTCTTCCTCGTTATTGTTCCCAGACAGCGATCCGCCGCCTGATCCGCCTGATCCGCCTGATCCAGATGAGTCAGTCGACCCAGAATTAAGCTGCTGGTTAAGCCGTATTAAATTCTGAACGGCATCAAGCTCTGCGTTTAAAGCTTGCAGCCTTTTGTTCTCCGAAAGCGGCGTACCCTGTGCCTGAGCTTGCAACTGAATCCCAATAAGACCCATAAGCTCTCTCTGGCGCTCGATAAGCCGATCAGTGTCGTCCATCGAAATGCCGCCAACCGCAGCGGCCAAGTTTTCACCGATGGCTTTTGCGAGCCTGGTTACTCCCGAAGCGGCTTTTATGCCCCACTCGGCAAATTGAACCATCCCGTTAATCAGCGAGGTCAACCCCTGCTTGGTTGCAGGGTCTTGCAGTGCCGAGGCAAGATCACTAATGCCCTCAGCAACTCCGTCAACACTCCCTTCGGCTGCAAGTTCAAAGAAAGCGTTATCGAGTCTATTTATCTGGGCAGTCAGCTGCTTTGATCCTTCCACAGCTTGCGATCCGAAGGACTTCCTCAATTCTGCGGCAAGTGCGGGCAATGCCTTCTCTGCAAGAACTTCCCCTTGCTCTAGCATCTTGTTTAGCTCAGCAGTCGTTACGCCCAAACCCTTGGCCATAAGATTGAATGCACCGGGGATGCGCTCGCCAAGCTGTCCGCGCAACTCTTCCGCCTGCACCGTTCCCTTCGACATCATTTGCTGCAACGCCCGAAGGGCACCTTCAGACTGATCGGCGCTCAAACCCAGCGCAGCCGAGGCTTCAGATACAGCAGTGAATACCTCCCGAGTCTTTCTACCTTCTAGAGCAGAACCGCGAGCAGCTGCGGCCAGTTGCGCATAACTTCTTGCGGTCTTTTCAAAGTTCAGGCCAAGACGATCCGACTCCTTGCGTGCAAATTCCATTTCGGCTGCACCGGCCTGAATTGATCCGGTAGCGGCGATAAATGTTCTATTCATGGACTGAACGGACTGCTCTACCCGGACAACTTCGCGTACTAATCTTGCGGCACCAAATGCCGCAAGAGCCGCACTAGCAGCGCGCACATATCCGCCCATCTCTCTAAATCTTCTGGATGAAATCTCTGTCTCTTTATTCATCCGATCAGTGGCCGTTTCGGTTTTCCGGGCGCTACTTGAGTGCTTATCCAAAGATCGAGATGCGCGGTCTACGTCTGTAGAACTAATCCGATATGAAAGCTCTGCTACGTCCACAGGCTATGCCCCTATCACGAAAAGCGTCTTGATTTAGGCGCTGGTTTATCGCGATTTCGTTGTTCTCGCGATTCGGCGGCACTTGCCGACAAATACGCATCATCCATCGCGGTTAACATTTCAATTTCTTCTGGCCGAACTTCGATACACAGGCGAGATGCCCAGGAATCAATTTCGGTGTAGGTAAGAGGTAGCGGCCCTGATTCAGAGTGCCCGCAACGACGGCGAAGCATCCAAAACCATTGCCAGACATGGCTGACAACATCTTCAACCTCCGATTCAGGGCCGGGATCGACCCCAAAGCGAAGGTTGTATTCTCTGCGCGTTTCCGGGCCATCCTTGTGCCCGAAGTCTCGCGGTATGTCGTAGCGAACAGCCGTTTCAACAGCTTCCGCAAGGTCTGCTGTCAGCCCTCGTAAAAAGATTCGCGGTCGTCAAACTCGGCTTTCACCTGATCGCGGATAAAGACGACTTTCTTGTAAACCTTGCGCACGTTTTCTTCTGTGAACTCAGGTTTTTCACCTTCAAAGTCGGCATCGCCGTACCAGTCCCACCCATCAGTAGCCGCTACCAGCAATTCAAAGCTCTGGGCCTCAAGTTGAGCTGCAGTCAGCTTCAATTTCCGCTTACCCAATTGACGGTCAGTAATTTCACGCTGCACCTTTTTCACTTTCGGGTCAGATTCGGGCAGCACAGTAATGCGCAGTCCAATCTTCTCCTCGGTGTGCGGGTGCAAAATTTCTACGGGGCGAGCGTTCGCCTTGATGCTGGAAATATCCATTGCATTGATCCTCGAATTAATAAGAAGCGATCCAAATGAATTCCCCGGCAGCCATCACAGCAGGTCGGATCAGGCCAACCGTGATTGCTACTAACTGCCGGGAAAACTTGCTTAGGAGGTTGCGTCTACAAAAAGCGGCTCTTGAACGAGCGCCAGGGTGAAAACCCACAGGTCGAAATCTTCATTGCGACCATTGGGAGCTACGGGGCCGGCGACCAGACCGCGCAGGTAGTCGATAGATCCGTCCTGACGAAGCACCTTGAAGGCGTGCGCGTTGTAGTAGGTGGGAGCGCCAGCCACTTTCATGGCGAGCTGGCCTGCGTCATCGCTGTTTCTGGCGCATTCAATAGCCGGATCACCCGCGTTGGTGATGCCTTTGGCTTTCTGTGAAACAACGGTGTCAAGCGTGTCGTATGACAGCATGTTGGTGCTAACACCGTATTCGCCGATTGAGCCGACTTGGGTGACTTGCGTGAACGAGAGCGCTTCAAAACCAGTCTGATCAAGGTTGGAACTTTGAGCAGTCGTGGAAATGTAGAACTTATCGCCAGCATGGCTGTAAACAATATTGGTCATGGGATTTCTCCAAATTTCAGGCATAAAAAAACCGCCAAGAAGGCGGTTTGTTGAGATACCGGCGATACCGGCGATTTAAGCGGGGGAACCCCCATTCAATAGCTGGGCAGTCCATCCGCCCAAACTACGAACTTTGCCCCTGAGTACCGGAGCGACTTCGATCCATGTTTGTTGAAACTTCTTGGCCTCGTGCCAATCACTCGGATTGTAAAAATGCGGGGCCTCATCAATGCCCACGCCGGCCAAGGTTATGTCGGTCGCATCAAGCCTTTGCAGTGCATACTTAACTGCGTACAGGCCGGAAGACCCTGACGATCCACCTGTTCTCCACATACACGGGAATACCTCATCAACGCCTTTCAGCTTGATATGGCTGACGAAGTACCCCGCCCTGATCGGCGCGTAATCTCTCGGATGCAGTGAGCAGTGAATATCTACGGGGCCAAAGTGGATTGCCGCACGATTAACGCCTATGACGTAATCGAAGGTATGGCGGTTGATTTGTGACAGCTCGGCCTTGACGTTATGGCCGGAGCCGATCACAAGAACCTTCATTCAAATATCCGGCTCAGCGTTGGCCAGAAATCACCGGCCTCGACTTCATGCGGTAGCCACTGGCAATACGCCAGCTTGCGACCCCATTCGTCACGGTCGCCTAAATCTTTGTCATCCTGCCAGCCATGCCCAGCCACTTCCCACGCCATAGCGCCGTCGTTTTCACAGGTAACACGTTTGCCTGCCATTGCGGCTAAAACGCCTACGTTGCTGTTGTAGGTGATCACGCTGTCACACTGACTGATTGCTTCATCGAAGCTGCGCGGGTCTGCTGTGAATGGCTGCCTCTGCCCTCTTCTCAGAGATTGAGGGTGTGGGCGATATGACCACGGCACACCGCAAGCGCTAAGCCCGTTGGCAACGCTTTTGGCCCACTCATTAAGGTTCACGCCAACCGTGGCCATATCGCCCGTAACTTGCCCGACAATGAGCGCACCATTGCCGCGAGAAGGCTCTTTTACCCCAGACTTCCAGTATTGATCCCATCGGTCGCTTGGCGCATCTTCGTTGCAGAAGTTGGCCCGACCATTCAATCCATCCCAGCCGAGAGATACCCACTCAAAGCGATCGCCGAGATAGGCCCGCTCCATCACGAGAACATGCGGACACGTTAGGAATGGACGCCTGCCGCGCACACCCCAGCCGATTGCAAAATCAGCTTTCGTCCGATCGGCTACCCGCTCAACACCGTGGCGCTTGAGGCCTTCGGTAACCCTATCCGCCCACTCTCGTTGATGCTGAGCGCCCGCCCATACACTGACCGTCAATCCCATTGGTGATCCTCGAGTGATCCATCACAGCCCTGAAAGACGCCGCCAGGGAATCTATTGGCCAAGGTATCCAGGTCGGCAGAATCGAATTCCAGCGCCGGTAGCGGTTCTGGATCAACTGAACAGATAGCAGAAAGGTTGTAGCCGTAGCTGCCAATGCGCTCGACTTTAAAGCCAGCCAATATCAGGTTGTAGATGAGCGTACCCATCGTAAACAGGTTGATATGCCCGCCAACCAATGCCGTCTTGAGTGGCGGCACAGTGACAGCCAGCGTGCCACCTTCATTCACCATTTCCCGGCACTTGGCCAGAAACGCACCCACATTCGGCACATGCTCAAGCACATGGCAAGCCCATACACAATCAACAGGAGGGCCGTCATACTCCATGAAGTCGCCCACGTAGTCGGCGGGCTCAATCATGCTGATTGTGGTTACCCGAATGCCTGCTGTTCGCATAATGGCAGCGTGCTTGCCATCACCAGAGCCGATATCCAGAACAGTGCCCGGATTCATCGCCAGAACGTGATCCAAGCACTCGCCGCCCTGCAGACCCTTGTAGGGCCTCAGCTCCTTTTTCAGAGTGAATGCCACAGGGCGATATCCTTTTGGTAGAGTTCGGCTATCAGACGCTCGGCTTCTGGCGTGTAATAGCTCTGCCAGTCTGATTTACTGGATCTGTTTTTGTGCGGAAGCACTGGCAACCAATCATGCTGTGCGCGAATCTCATCCCACGCGCTCGACATATCCTCGAAGCGGTAAAGCCTGGTGTTAGCCTTCGGCAAATACCGACATTGCGTTGTGATATGCCCCTCGTGTCGCAGCTTGCCCGGTAGGTGCGCTACAAACTGCGGGAATGTCATATCCTTGCGAAAGCCAAGCTTTTTCAGTCGCTCAAAGCCTGCGCCGTTGTCATCAACAATCTTGTTTGTATAGGCTGATACAATCCGGTCAAAGGGATTGCGGATAAAAGCCACCAGCTCCAGACCTTCGGGGCTGAATGTATATTTCAAACGATCATCAGCATGGATTCGCTGCGAGGCATCAAGCCCCATCCCTTCGCGCACAGCACACTTAATCGACGTTCCTCCACATTTGGGAATGATCACAAACCCAAGCCCGTTATGGTGGAGAATGTTGGGCTTCACCGCGTGGCGCGCCACCGGATCGTGACGGATAGCATTGTCTTTTCGTCGCTTTGCACAGGGCCGGTAATCGACGGCGATTCATACACCAGTGCACCGCCGAACGTAGTCCCCTTGCCAAAGGCTGATACAACTTCCTCGGCAAGCGTCTGGGCGCTCACAAAGCCCGTCCGGTAGCTAACCAGGATGCGGAAAAAACCGCGCTCTACGGTCGGGCCTTCGTCGGCCAATCCGTAGTTCTCGCCCTGATTCCATACCGGCACCAACTCTAGCCAGTTGCCTTCGTCGGGCGGGTCGAAACTCACACCGGGATAAGCCACAGGGATAGCAGGGCTGTATCCGCCAGCAAAGGCGGTCACCAGCGGCGCGAATGCGTTGTATATGTCGGTTGTCAGACTCATCGTATCCTGCGCTTAGCTTCTGCTACGGCTTTGCGGACAAACTCAGGCCATCGTTGGGCCGCTGCATCACGAAAGCCGTCATAGGCTTCGCGGTACTTGGCATAATTAGCCGACCATCCCAAATATATCGTTTCGCCAGGTCTAGCGTTGGCGATAATCAGCGATACATCACCGTCGCCATTTGATTCAGTTGCCCTATCGCTTGGGCCGGTCGGTGGAGAATTGATAGAGCCGACAAACGATCCGATCAGAAAGCCAGTGTCTACCCTGACCCTGCCGCCCTTGGATACGGGCTTGTTTGCTTCTTCGGCCAGCTCCTGAACCGCTGTTTTGATAACAGCCTCTGTTCTGCGCCTGGACTTCAATATCCAGCTGTCTACCTGAGCGCTAAATGACTTGGCCATAGGATTTCCAGACATAAAAAAACCGGCGCTTGGCCGGTTCGGGGTGTGCTTGGTGTGTTGCTAGGCTTTTATCAGTGTGAATTCGTATCGCTCCAAGTTTGCCACGCCACATCCGTCATCATGTATACTTTGGCTCACAACAAAGTAGTCGCAGCCAAGTATTTGAACTTTTCTGCCAGAGTGCATCAAATCAACAAGCGCCATCTGCTCTTCGGTCGCTTCGCGCCTAATAAATTTCAATTCTAATTTATTCATTGCCGCGCCCCTTCTCTATAACTTAAAACTCTAAAATCAATATCATTCAGCAGCCGGTAATTGCCCGGTTATCTTCATCGCCTCAACGCAAGACAAAAACCTATCGGCGCGCTCACTGAACGAAAGAGATAGTATCTCGTCCGATTCCAGAAGCTCCCGATACTCCGATATTTGCTTTTCAGCCTGCTCAACGCATTCATTCATAGATAGACCTCACTAAGCAGCTCTGCGCGCCGCATCCTCTAGATAAGAGTATCTTACTCTTTTCATGCACTTGCAACGTACAGTATCCGAAGCTCCAGCGCCTAGTGAGCTATCCCCCGGATACATCAACTTGGCACCAGTAGGCGACTGGAACGGTACGCCAATTGGCTGCTTTTGGCCATTCATTGATATGTGAAAGTCGCGAGGATTGCGGCTGCTGGTGTGAACCCATACCGCCGTTGTTAAGCCCTGATCGATGATGCCTTGATCAATAGCCTGTTGTGCTGCTTCCTGACGCGCTGCATTGAACGATTGCAGCGATTCGGTAATGGCTATATCTACCCCTCGCTTCTCAAGCAGTCGGTCAGCGTAGCGCCCCGCTATGCGATCAACGTCCCTTGATGCAACGGGCTTTCCCGCTGCGATGGCTCGCTTGACAATCCCATCGAATCGACGGTCGCGCCGTGTGCGGTTGAAGTATTCCCGCATCGTTGCAGGGTCGCCGCTCAGAAGCTGCTCCCGCGCATTGCTAACGTACTGTGACTGAGGGCCAGACAATCCAACAATGCCGCCAGAGCGCCTGCCAGTGGCACCCACGCGGCCAACAATATCAAGCGCCGTCTGGCGAGGATTGCGGCCAATCCGCATTGACGATTCCAGTGTGATGCGTATGGCATCGCGCTGGGCCTGAGTAATGCGAGTTACCAAGTCGCTTGACTGAAAACGCAACCACGACTCGGCGCGAGGGTTGCGTATGTCGAACTGTATTCGTGCTGCCGGGGCTTCAAATTCGCCGCCTGACAGATAAGCATTGCGGATCGCTTCGTTAACGCCACCCAATGCCGCGCCAGTGATGGCCAGATCACGCAGCAGCGCGTCAACGTCCTGCTCTCGCAAGTGTTTTTCGAGTATCAGAATCGTGGCGCTAGCAGTTGTTACCCGAACATACTTCCTGTACTCATCAGCGACAGGCTTCTCAGACTGCTCAAGTGCTTTCAGGTAGTCGCGCTGGGTATTTTCTTTGGCCATTATTTCCTCGCCAAAAACTCAAACAAAAGCACAGCACCGCCCGGATTCAACGGCTGCAAATCCACAAAGGAATACCGCTCGCCGTCTATTTCAATTTTGTCCGCCATTGCAGGCGCAAGCCCCGCCGTCGAGATAATCCCAAGCTTGTCGCCCACCTGAACCAAAGAATCGTTGCGATTGGTCAGGCTGTAATCAGTCTCAACCAGTGTGATATCTGACGGGTTTTCGTTGATCGTGGGGTTATGTGCAGGGCCTGATTTAACAAATTTCACCAGGGTGGCGGATTTTCCTCGCTTGGCAATTAGCCGGGTTGCTGTCTCTTCCATTCGGCCATAGAACGTCATACCACCCTCACGCCGGGATAGTCATAACGCGCAACAAGTACGGGCGCTATGATTTCGTCAATCTCAGAAATGATTGGCCGGTTTGGCGTTTCAACGCCCTTTGGCATCATGGCCTTGGTAGTGTCTGCATACTGAACTTCAATCGGGCCGACTTTCTCTTTAGTTACTTGCTCAGTCATCGTGAAGTCAGGCGACAGACTCCCCGGTGTGGCCGCTTCACGCAATGCTGCCTCGTAGGCGGCATTCTTGACTTCAACGGGGACTTCACTGCTGCCGATCTCGTTACCTTCGTAATCGGTCGCGCCAGTGCGAGGCCATTCGTTTTCCTGACTGCGCCCATCAGTGCGAGAGCCGGAGAACATCGACACCCATTTGCCAGACTTCAGCCGCTCGCGATAGCGCTGATCTAAGTAGTCACTGCCACGGGTCAACGCTGCCTCTTGCTGCTCTGCGGTATAACCCGACCACGCGGAATTTCCCCGCGCATCGTGATACACCGCCGCATCTGTCAGGGTGCCGTAATAGATCATGATTATTGCCTTAGAATGTTGATGGCTTTGCTACGCCGCGAATAGCCCACATAAAGCCCTGCTGCAAACTGGTTTTACCCAGAGCAACGCTGCGCTTGTCGGTGGTGTCGTTCGCTTCCAACTTGGCAATAAAGTTGCCGCACTGTTCCGCAAGGGCTTTACCTTCGTTCATCAGGTCAATTTCCTCCTGCGTCAGATCGCGGTAGCCCTTTATTTTCTTGTGCTGGTTATCCATTGTCTGACTCCTGCGAGGAAATAGCCTCAGCCAGCATCGATTCCAGACGCTCTACGCTGGATCGACGGTCACGGTTAATGCCGAGCTCTGCCAATTGGGCGATAAGCTCATCTTTGCGTGACATATCGTCCGTTGCTTCTACTGCCGGAACTTTTGCGGCTGATTCCTGATATTCGGGCGATTGCTCGCCAGCCGTCAGAACGCGCTTCACAAGCCACGCCTGCACAATTTTATTGTCCTGAATTTCATCCCAATTCAGACAGATTATGCTCTGCCCCGGCTCAAGTAGCGGATTGCCGGGAATACCAAGCGGGGCTTTGCCGTTGTTGGTCAGTTTCATGTTGTGATCCTCGAATTAGATAGGCGGGTGATCCAATCCCGCCATAGGTTTTACACGCCTTCGATGTAGGCCACTTCTTTCGGCAGGCGGATATCAAGACCGCCCAAGCGGAACACGCCGGGAACCTCAAAGCGCAGCGGTCCAGCCTGGTGAACAGGCATGAACCGGTGAGGCATGGGAATGTGCAGCTTTAGAACATCAGGCGAACGGCGATACACAACCATGCGAGGCTCACCAGAACCGCCCAAGCTATCCAGACCGCGCAGACCGCGAATGGTCAGCTCCTGCCCAGTGGCAGCGGTGTAGATGTTGTTGCGCTTCAGGAAGCCCAGCACAGTCTCGTTAGTGTCGCCAACACGCTTGGTGCTGATCAGATTGAAGCGAGACCACGGCAGAAGAACAGTATCCGCCATCGCTACGGTGTTAGTCGCAGTGATGTGGACATACGACAGGCCGTCGTTAATGTCCTGCAGAATCTGGTCAGCCGTTTTGCTGGTCCAAGTGCCGTTGGTGGACGCCACAGTAGGCACCGAAGAGTGGTTCAACAGACCCTCGAAGCCCTTGGATGTATCACCATTCAAGGCAACCCGATCAACCATCTCCTCGTATGCACGGCGAGCCGCCATTGCATCATCGGCAGTCAGATTGATACCCAGCATTTGTGCGTGCTGAATCTCTTCCCAGCCGTAGGCATAGCCGATGCCAGCGGTATACACCGGAGTCTCAAACTTGGAGCGCTCACCACCAACCAGAGGCACATCGTCAGCATTGCCGTTGATCCAATTCGCAGCACCGAACTTGTCAGAGCTGAAATAGGTCACGGACTTGGCCAGCGGGTGCGCAGAGGTATCGACAGGAATCAGGCCCGGATACTGAATATCAGCATAGCGGGTTTGATAGACCTGCGATTCAATGTGCGAAGTTTGCGACAGGACAAAGCCCAGAGCCGCCTGGGCATCAAACATTTGATTCTTCATTGATTCACTCCTTAACCGAGTCGCACGAGGGCCAGACCCTCGCCAGTAGTGCTTGTTTCCCAGCGGGCGTTAGCGATCAACACCGCAGACGAAGCACTGGTTTTGGCGTAAGCGCCTGTTGCCGGAATCACGTAAACGGGATCGCCTGCGTTTACTGCCACGCTGGCCGTAACCCAAACGCAGCCCTTGGTCATAATTCGCGCATTTTCGTACTGAGCGAATTTGCTGGGGGTTGCCGGGTCAACGTCACGCTCACGAGCAACGATGCCGATAATCGCAGTGTCACCAGAACCGAATGCAGAACATTCGTAGTCCTCGGTGCCCTGGGCAGCGGCCAAACCAAAGGCGATACCAGCTGCGTCCTCTACGGTGCGGCTGATGAAGGTTGCAGGAACCATATTGCCGACCATGCCGGCAACGGCTGCGCTAAGTGTTGCTGAATAAGTTGACTGAACAGCCATGATTAAGCCTCCTTCTGACCTTTCCAGGCGGTTTGCAGGTAGTTGACGTTATCCGCATAAGCGGTGTCAGCATCTGACACTTGATGACTCTGCTTTTGCTGGCTCATAGCCGTTCGCACAGGGTCGGGGTTGCCGGTTTCGACGAGAATGTCAAACCGTGCATCGATGTAGTCTTGCGACTTGCCTTCGATTGCCGAGTCACCGAACTTGGCCGCAACAACTTCTTTGCGGATATCGGCGTCTGACTTGCCGGAGTAGTCGGCATCGTGGATAGACTTGGCTTTGGCCACCAATTCGGCGCGATCAGCCACTTTCTTGTCCATGTCCGCATCAGACAGGGCTTTGCTTTTCAGGTCGTCAATTTCGGCGTCCTTCTGAGCAATTTCCCTGTCCTTATCAGCCAACTGGGCGTTAAAGCTAGACTCGCTGTCAGTCAGAGCTTGAGCAGAATCAGCGATTTGCGACTGCAGTTTTGCAATTGCTTGTTCGCCTTGCTCTGTGGTTTCGATAGTGAGGCCGTCCAGCACGACCTTCCTCAGATTGTCAGCCATGTGGTGGCCTCCTTTGTCAAAGTTAAATGGCACTTGATCCACCTCGTTCGGGTTGTGCCTGTCCCCGATACGAAGCTGGTCTCCTCCTCTAGCCCGAGATACGAGCGCGAGATGGTTCATGCGTAAATTGGTTTGTACTGCGTCATATTTCTCGCCGGAATCTGTTTCGCCGTCCTGAAAGACGATCTCGGCTTCGTAGCCCATAGACAGCTCACGCTTGCCATCTTCAAATTCTTTGATTGCTGCCGAGTCCATAAGCACCAGAGGAACGCGCACAAACTCACCGTCGCGCACAACATCGCCTCCGGTTTGCCCTACGGCAAAGTCCTTCCAGTTGTCAGCAGTAACGGGGTGGCTTGGATGGTCGTTGGTCATCGGCCTGTGAGCGTAGGTGTTGAGCGCATCGCGGCTGAACACTTCTGCCTCGGGGCGATACACCCTCACGGTCTGCAGGTCTGGTCGGCCAACTTCCGCACCGAGGTAGGTTTGTATGCCAGTGCGCGCAACCTTGGCGTCTGCAACAAGGTAGCCGTCAGCCGTCCGGCGAGGCTTGCCCGCCATAACGCGATCATAGAATTTCATGGGTTATTCCTGAGTGAATTTCACAGGGCGGTTATTCAAAAACCCCGAAAATATAGTTGGTGACCGAACCGCCGCCGCCCGGATCAGGTAAGTCATCGGCATCAAGGCAGAGCCTGAACGATGAAATTTCACCGACTCCAATGGCATCAAACTGGCGCACGAAGGTTACTACCCGATCAATTGACCCCACTCCTTGCCCGGCAGCATCGAATTGACGGTAGGCTTGCCACTCTCTTTCAATGCTGCCAGCACCGATGCCCTCAACCAGATCAAAAGCCTTCGACACTCTCGCGGTTCGCGTCGACACGCCCTCCCCAACAGCATCGAAGGTATCCTTGAACACCTTCGCGGTTCTCACGGATGACCCTATTCCTGTCGCAGGTAGCGAAAGAGACAGCTTTTTATCAAGCGATGGATTAGCCTCACCTACTGCGCTGAAAAGCCTGTAGGCCTGCATATCTCGATAAATAGCCCCCGAGCCAACCGCAGTTGCGTCAAAATCCTTGGCAATCCCGAGAGCCTGTCTTGAGCCAGCACCGACACCAACCGAGCTGTAGTCGCGAATAGATTTCGTGCGTATACCAGGGGCGGGAACGCGAAACATTCTGACGCTTCCAGGGTTGTGCGTTATAACAATCGTTCCAGCCGTTGTTGCCCCAAACAGGCCGGCAACCTGCCTATTTGTTGTCGTTAATCCAACGTGAACCGTTTCATCTGGGTTCAAAATGTACTCGGGCTGCGATGCTGATATGGTTGTAACCTGCGAGTTTGTAACGCCAAAAAGCCCAACCGAAAGCTCCGTTGATGTTGCCGTGAAAAGCAGCGTTCGCGTGTAGCTTGGAGGCGGACCTACCCGGTAAACCTTCCATGTCAGCGTGACGTTGTGCGAACCCGTTACCGCGCCTGCGGATGGAATGGTTAATCCTGCATAAAACGTCCATTGCCCCGCAGGCATAAACCGTAAATCAGTGGCAGACGACCCGATAGAATCATCACTCGACTCGATGGCGTTCCAAGCCCACCCAAAATCACTTGTCACATCGTTCTGCGTGCTGCGAGAGCTAAACGGATCAACCGTGATCGTTGTTGTGCCAGCAGAGTTTGGGTGCGCGCATGTCGTGTCAGGGCCGTTTGACGTAGGCGTATCGAACATCGCCTGAACATCGGTGCCCCAACCGCCATCTTGCGAGACGGGGCCACCAACACCGGGATCAGGCGAATAGAAATCCTGTGCGGTTGTTTTGGCCATCAGTCAGTTACGGTTTTCTCTGCAACTATCCGGTAATTCTCAGCATCGGAAGTCAGGATCGTAAATCCGGCATCAATGACGCGCTGTAGTTCAACGTCATACTGGCCAGACGAATCGCACTGAACGTCAACCGTATGGGTTGCAGTCGCCATTACTCAGATTGATCTTTCAGAAGCAAGTCGAACGTGTATTCCACCCTGTCGCTGGTTTCGATGTTCAGCGTCGAGTGCGTTCCGCGAAGAATCAGGGTTCCGGTTGACGATGCGTCGAATATTCCAGCCTCGTTGACCGTGCGGTTTCCGGTCGCCGTGATTTCAAACACATTGCGCCAAGTATTAGCAGCTGGCTGTGATTCGGTTGTCGCCACCCGAGCTTCGGCGTTTTCGCTAACCAGCGCAGCATCAGTGACCGCTGCAGCGGTTGCACCACTGCCCCACGCGCCGTAGTAAGTCGTGCTCACCGCGCCCCTGGTGGCAGTGTTAAGAAGATCAATCGCTTGCTCCTGACCATCATCAACCCATACTGCAGTAGCCATTATTCAGATTCTCTCAATTGCTTTATCGTCGCCGGATGGAATGCTTTTTCGGCATCCTCAGAGCGAACAACAAGTTTCTTTTGCGGATGCAGCTTGCCTTCTACCTCTATGCACTCCATAAGCACATAGACAGGCTTATACTCAGCAACCGCATCGCCTTTTAGGTGATAAACCTCGCCGCTTTTTTTTGTCACCTTGACCCCCATCTCTGCAGAGGCCTTGCCCAGCGCTGTCGCCTGCATCAATCCACTTCCTCAATTTCGTAATTCACATGAACCGTCTGGTTGGCGCTCAGCGTGACTTCAAGACCTCCGTCCGCTTCACCTTCAACGTATCCATCGCCCGCCTTGATGTTTCGTGCGTAGGGCTGTCCGGCAGCAGAGAGGTATTGCGCATCAAAAGCATCGCCGCTGTTGTAGCCTTCGAGCTTGAGTTGAACCAGGCAGCCATTGACGTTGCTGCCTGCCGAATAGCCGAAAAAGTAGAGCCGTATTTTCTTGCCGATGGCCGGCGTGTGGACGGTTGTATCGCCGACCGTGCTGGCAGTTATCGTGCGCTTAACCAATTGCGCAAAAGGATGAACGTTATTAGCCATCAGACCACCATCCAGTCGCCATTCGGCAGCTGCTCAAGGTCAACAGAGAATAAATCGACGTTAAGCGTCAAATCGGAATTGCGCTCTACCTTCTGGCTACCTGGCGTAACGATTGTTACGTCATCGGTGCCGTAGTTTTTGATTGTGAGTCGCTTGGAGCTGGTAGCGGGCAAGGTAACCGTCAGTGATTCGGTGCAGGCCACGGTATCCACGTCTGGCGTTATCGTGTAGTCGATATCAGTGACGTGAACCACTCGGGCATTGCTGCCGCCAGACTCTATGCTTTCAACTAACTGGATCACCTCAGATCGAGGCATGCCGCCTCCGATTGAGACACCAGCAAGATCAACCGACTTGCCCCATGAGCCATCAGGATTCTGGAATTGCAGTCTGGTGCCGCGCCATTGGTGTTTGGGGGCCTCTCCATCCTTACCGTCAACTCCGTCACGCCCGTTAGCACCGGGCTGGCCGTCTGCGCCATCCTTTCCGTCTACACCATTGCGGCCATGCTTGCCGTCTTTGCCCCGCTCGCCCTTCTCACCTCTCGGGCCTTTATCGCCGCGCTTACCGTTTATTCCGTCGCGGCCATCTTTCCCGTTCTTGCCGTCTAGGCCGTCTTTACCGTCAATACCCTTGGGGCCGCGCTCGCCCTGTTTGCCGTCCTGACCATCTGATCCATTACGGCCACGCAGCGTATCGATCTCGACAATAGGGTGCCATTCAGAACCAGAAAAGCGCCACGCTATCGAACCGTTAACCGCTGACAGCTCAATGCTGCCTATCTGCTGACCAAGCCTTTGTATCCGTTTGGCTATGACTGCCAGTAGCGCCTCATTCGTCGCCATCGTTAAGCATGTCCATGACCTTGGCGCGTATGTCGTTGTCCGTTACAGGCGGCTTGTAGTCTGTCGGGGTGACGGGAACAAAGTCATCGCCATCCTCGCCGTCTTCTTCGGTTGAATAGTCATCCATCGCCTGCTCAAGACCTGGCAGTACGCCGCGCTCGGTCAGTACGTTAACCGCCGCCTCGCTCAGCGCATCATCAGGAATAAGCTTGGTATCGGCAAGGGTCTTGATCGTGTCGGCTACGGTTTTGCCAATTTCCGCACGCTCAGAGTCAGTGCTTTGCCACAATGAGGCCCAGCGATACCAAACATCATCAGGGCGATTGCCCAGAGCATTACGAACGATGAGATTGTCTAGCGTCTCAAGCGCTGGCTGAATCTCAAGCTCCTGTATAGCCGATACCCGGTCGTAATAGTTGCGCATATCGCTATCGCCGGAAGCCTGCAATCCGCCCGGAGATTGTCCCAGCAGCCGCGTAACAGGAATGTCAGCCGCACCGGACACAAGTTGCATAAACGACATTAATATATCGTTCAAATTGCTGAAGCTGGCGTTCTTCTGCTCGTACTCTTCTTCCTTGTCCAGCAATAAAGCGCCGTTAATGCCCTTGGCGGTAGCGGCGAGGGTCAAGCGCTCAAGTACCAATCGCTCATAGGCCGGATCAGTAAGCCCCGCCATGAAGTCGGGAATCTTGATTACGTCAACTTTCGCCTCAAACACCAGGCTGGCGATATTGGCCGTTGTGCCGTCTGCCTGACGAATAGCGTCAAAAATGGCTGTCAGGACAGAATCACCCCAGCCCCACTGGTTGGCCGCGATGCTTGGCGTGTCTTCGTCATCGGGCATGGGTGCGCCAATGAAGCGTACTACCCGCGACGGGTGAACTCTTACCGCCGTGTTGGCCAGCGTGTAATACGCCGGGAGGCCGTAATACGGCGAGTCTGGGTTAATGTCCATCTCGCCAGCGGTCAGCCTAAGCCGCGTCAACACAGTCAGGTGCTTGATCTTGGTGTTGTCGGTAACAGGCTTAGATGGGTCAGCGTCATTGGTGCCGATGTAGATAGCAGCACCGCCGTACAACCTGGCCTTGGTCATGGCCTCAAGCGTCTTTTTCTTGACCTTGAGCCGCTTTTCAAGAGCCTCAATCTTTGCGATCTGATCCTTGTCTGCCTGCCACTCTCGCCACTTTCGGCACGAATCGAGAGCCGGGATATCAACTATCTTGCGCGGCAACCATGCGCCGCGGTAGGCATTCACCAAATCAAGATCAGTGACAACCGGCGCGGCATAGGTGCTGTGGTACGCCTTATCTCTGGACGTGCCGAGATTGGCCACCAGATTGGTCAGCTTGTCTTTGGTGTATTGGACAACGCCCATTATCTAACGCCTGCGAGTGAGTATGATCGCCGGGTAATCAAGGGGCCAAGCCCATAGCGAATTGCATCAATGTAGTGATTGTTTGCGTCCACGATATCGGTCAACACGTCACCGGTCAGGCGGTCTACTTTGTAACTGTACATACGCGCCTCCTTGAGTGTTTCCCTGCATCGTGGGTGGATTATGATTTCGGAATAACTGCGCAAGTGAGCAATGCCATCCTCGACACTGCCTTTCCACTTTTCGCATGAGATGATTCTTGGTAGCGCCGGTCGCTTATTGCCGCCCGTTTGCTTGACGTGGCTGATCGTTTCCGGTCTGGCGTTGTCTGCCCTGACCGTGTGCCGCTCTATGCCGGGAAGCCGATCAATCATGTATCGGGCTATATCGTCGTTCTCAAGGCCTACCCTGCCCGCCTCATATTCAACGTACAGCTTGCGGTCGTTAATCCAGAGCTTCACCCCGGCTGTCGGGTCTTGCGAGAATCCCCAGTCGATGCCGAAATACGGGCCATCCCATGCCTTATCAGGCTGGAATTCTGCCACTCGATACTTGCCAGAAAGGATTTGAGCCTCGCTATTCTCGCGATACGCTCCGTCCCATATCCAGGCGTAGGTTTGATCGTCAAGAACAGCCTGATCGTTACGCCGTTCCTGCTCTAATACATCAGGAAACCAGGGATTGTCGGTGTAGTTCAGCTCGGCAATTTTGGAATTATCAGGTGGGGACTTGCGGAACCGCTTATCAGTAGGGCTTTCGTCCTTCTCGGGATTCCAAGTTATCCATATTTCTGAGCCTTCCTCGCGAACAGTAGGATTCAGCTTGATCCATGCTGTCTCGCTCACGTTCTCAGCTTCGTCAATCCACGCGATCAAAACGCGGGCCTTTGACTTTATGCTGTCGATATTGTGGCGAAGGCCGGTGAACGTGTACCAGACCTTGCGATTGCGAGTGCGAATGTACTTCTCGCCTATCTCGTAATAGGCATCAAGCCACGGCACAGAGCGGATAGCCTGCTTGACTTCCTCCATCGAAGATTCTTCGAGGCTGTTCATGTACTCCCGACCGCAGAGTATCTGGCCTGATACACCAGCCTCGGCGAACATATAACCACGCACAGCAGTCATCAGCGCGAAGCTGCGAGTCTTTGCCGAACCCCTGCCGCCGTATGCGCCCCTGTACCTAGCAGGCCCGCTGAATACGGGTATCAGCTTAGGCGGTAGTTCAACTCTCGCCTTTGTCACTTGGGGCGACAAGCTCTATGGTTGTTGGCTTTGGAGACATTGAGCCATCTGAGCTGGTGTGGTCTTGCTCGGTTTTGTCTTTCCATTCTTCGGAGCTGCGATTCTTGACGCCAAAGATTGCGGCTGTCGCGTTGCCATCCTCGCCCTTTGCAATTGCGCGCAGCCTATCCTCCCACCACATAGCCGCTAATGCCTGGGCAGTCTTTAGGGCGTCCGAAAACTCTGGGTTTTGTTCTGCCCATTTGAATACGGTTGAACGGGCAACGCCTATGTGCCCTGCGAGTGCGGTTACAGAATAGCCGTCCTGCATATAAGCAATGGCCATTTCACAGTAGCGCTTGTCGTACTTTGTGGGTCTACCACCAGCGCCCTTAGTGGTTTTTTTCTTCACTGGCGCTTTTGTTGTAGCCATTACAGGTCAGCCATCAAATATTCAAACTGAAGATAAACGCAACACCAGCGCCAAAGTAGGCAACCTTTCCGCGTGCGTCATCGGTTATAGGGAAATCGGCTGTGAGCATGCCCCAGGGGTGAACCTTGCCAAGTACATTCCATGCTTGCTCGCCGAATTGAGCCTTTAACGCCGGATTCAACAATTTAGCGAAGCTCGGTATCTTGTCGCGATAGCCGCTCACCATTCCAGCCTCCGCGCCAAGCTCTACGCCGCCGACTGTGGCAGCGTGTAGATAGCGGGTGACTAAGAAAGAATCCCAATCGTGCGAGTTTTTGAAGTACCGCACCGACCATTTGCTGCCGAATGCGCGCTCACAGCCCAGCAACGGGCCGTACTCGTTATATTCACCGCCGCCGAAATGACTGACGGCAATAGCTACGTTCAAGCGCTCGCAAGCAAAGGCAGGAGCCGCGCAGCAAAGCACCGCCAGCGACATTAGCGCCGGAATAAGTGTCTTCATGGTGATCCTCGAATAGAACACCCACCATCCCAGCCATCGGCTAGGGGAGTGCTGAGTATTTTTGCTGGGTGGTGGGTGGGTTAACTGGTTAAGCATCCCGTTAGGGAGCGTCCCATAGCCTAAGCCGTGGGAGGGGTCAGGGCTTCGTGCTGCCCTCAATCATTCGCTCTATCTGGCGCTGCAGTGTCACCAATCTGGCAAACATCTTATCGCCGCTGTAAGCCGGTGGCTTTTCGCATACTACGTGGTACGGCATCCAAGGCTGATTGGCGTAATCTCTGGCCCTTTGGATGCGCGCTTTCTCGAAATAGCTTGGCTCACTCATAAACAAAAAAGCCCGAACTTTTCAGTCGGGCCGAAGGGATGGCGAATGCAGTGTGCGAAAAAGTTGCTTCTATCGCACGATGCATTAATTAACCCTGATAGTAGCCTTGCGGGGGGTGCCAATAAATAAGTAATTTTACCTAGTGTCGGCATTTATTTTCGCCCACCATGAGCACAAGGCTTTTTCCTCCATTGCGCGGATACCCCGCTTAACGTCTTTGAATAAATCGCGGACGTAGCTGGAGTCCCACGTTTTTTTATCCATATCGATAAAGTCCCACTCCCAAGGAGTTGAGAATGACCTTCTCCGAATGGCTGTATCGGCCATCTGGGCCATCAACACGCGGGCTTTCATTGATCTGCCCGCGCTATCAGACATAACCACACCGATAATTCCGCCTCGGTATTGGTCTCTCTGGCTTGGGCTGTTGTGGTGGAGTGCCTTGATTATCGCTATATCAGGATGGCTGAGTGTATGAAGCAAGTGAACGTATCGCGCCTTGCCGTAGTCCTTCGGGTGGATAAGCTCGCGACTGAATCTGGCCTTGTTCGATTCCGTGGCCGTTACCTGCCGTGACCATTCTTTGCTGCACGGCTTCAAGATCGCCTCACCCTTGGCATTCCTTGTGACCATATGGCCGGAAGGTGAGCTTCCATCGCGGCGAGTGATCTGGAATACCCATTTGGCAAAATTTTGCATCTCGCCGAGATCGAAAGAATCACTCTCCATCCTTAACGCTTCCACTGCAGCACCCCCGATCATGACATGATTTGCAAACCACCCCGTCGATCAGGTGGGAATCCCAGCGCTTGCAGTCCATGCAATAACCCTCCTTGCGTTCGCGGTAGACTGTAGCTGTCTTGAACCTACTAACATTCTCTGCCTGCATGGTCACTCTCCTGGTTGTTCAGAACGATCAAACCCTTTTCTGCTGCCAGCATGGCCGCATGGGCCAAGTGGCCGGCACCCAGCTTTTTGCAGGCGCTTTGAAGCTGAAATTCTATGGTTCGCTTCTGCTTGCCAAGCCGGTCTGCCACCACCTTGATGTAGTGTCCGTTGGCGTACTCCTGCAAAGCTCTGATTTCTTCGGGCGACGGTTTGCTCATGCTGCCTTCCTCTCAATCTCTCGAGCCAAGCCGGCGTACATCGACTTGATCTCTTTCAGCTCATCGATCGTGTACTTATTGGGATCGTGCGGGCCTTCAATCCATGCCAGGCTTTCCTCGCCTATGCGCTTGATTAAGCGAAGGCGGTACTCAACCGTATTGCCTGACAAATCCCGATTGCATCTAACGCACTGAGCATGACAATTTAGCGGGTGAAATCTCAGCGCTGGACAAGCCCCTACGGAACGATAGTGGCCAGCATCCCAGCGTGAGCCCGTGAGCAAATCCTTGTCGTTTGGGCTGTTGCCGCAGCTGATGCATGGCTTTCCGGCATCGCGCAGCCTTACCCACCGATTGAAAGCAGTCTGAGCCTCTTGCTCCCACTGCTTGCGCGGTTTATTGGCCTCACGAAACTTTTCTTTTTCTCGGCGGTGCCTTTTCTCTGCTTGACGGTCTTTGTTCTCCAGCACGCACTTTGGATTCATGCAGCAAGCCTGCAGGGTGCTGAAAGGCTTGAACTTGCCTTGGCATCCCTCAGCTTTGATCTTGCAGGTGCGCTGGCGGGGTTTCATTTGCTCACCGCCAAATCCCAAAATCTAAGGTTTGCCAACCTGGCAATATGTATTGCCGTCGCAGCATCAACTGGCTCGGCATCGCGGTTAGGCCTCGCTCGCTTTTTTACAAAGGCGCTATTTTTCCCATAAACCAAAATAACACCGCAGTTCTTTGATGGTAGATACGACAGAAGATCATCTGTCCAAATATCTGCGGGAAGCGCGAAATAGTGCTTCCAGACTCTCGGCGGCCACTCTCTTGCTTCTTTTTTGTATAAATTCCGGCGAATTTTTAGGCGTCCCTTGTTGCGGCCTTCTGTAAAATATTGATCCTCGTATCCCGCGTGAATGCGATCCCACCACTTCTCCTTTTTTGCGTCTGCCTTAAAATCTGACCGGCTGATTTTTATTTCTACATCCACTATCCGCAACGACTTATCCACACACAAGAGATCGCACTCATGGCCAGTCCAGTTGCAATTCGGAACCAATACTACAGAGCGCATGCTAAAGAACGTGCGGAACAAAGCCCTGGCCATAACCGGCTCGCTCCAAGCTATTTTTTCCTTCGCCTCAACAAAAGCCACTACCCAACCCTCCGATAAACAGCCAGAGCCTCGCCCTGACCTCTCCAATAACGACGAACACGACCGGCGCTAAGCTCTACACAGAGCCAGTCAAGCGCTGCGTGATGACTGCCCATGTCTGTGAATAGCTCGCTAAGGGTGAAGCCGCGCAGGTCGCTCATAATTCCTCCAATCCTTTCAGCTCCTCGGCTATCTCATCCGACAGGCGCGTAGCATCAAGCAGCATTTCAACTGGTAGTGGCGGCTTCCACACAACCCAACTCCTATCAAGTCTCGGCTCACATCCGATTGCTTTTGCACTTCGTATAAAATCGCTTGCCTCGCTCATGCTGCCTCCCTCACCCTGCCTGAAATTCTGGATAACTCTGCCATCCTGAATCTTCCGGAAATTCCAGAAAGATTCCTTGCTTGCAGTATTCTTGCTGCATCACTTCTAGGTACTGACTCAGTTGCGCTTTGCTCATCTGGCTTGTGACTGGCACAAAGTCCATCGCCTCTAGCTTTTCTTCGTAGGTCAGCGTGTTCTTCATGGCCTTGTCGTAGAATGCGCGGAAATCATCGTCTTCAGCTCGCAGGATCGGAACGCCCAATCTCAACTTGCACTCCCGCTTAACTTCCTTAGGGGATTCGTCGCCTTTGTGCTTTGATATTTCGGCATACCAAGCATGGGAAATAGAGTTTTGATCGATAGATCGCTTCTCCGGGATTTCCTCAAAGGTCGGTTTCTTGCCAACCATGCGGAGCTTTCCAACATGCTCCATGAAAGCCTTAACCTTGAACTCGTTATCCAGTACCCAGCGAATAGCCATCAGCAATCCATCCCTGTTGATTTGGATTTGTTGTCAGTGGGGCCGGTGTATTCGGGTGGCTCGTAGCCGTAGGCGAGGTCATCAAAGCGGGAGATTTCCAGGCGACTGCAAACACGGTCTGTGCCGATAACACCGTTGCGGTATTTGCTCCATATCAACTCGGCAATACCCTTCTCCGCCGTGTTTTCGTTGTAACGCTCGTCGCGGTACACAAAACATATCAAGTCGGCATCCTGCTCAATCGATCCTGAGTCACGCAGATCGGACATCATGGGGCGCTTATCCGTGCGAGATTCACAGTTGCGATTGAGCTGCGACAAAGCCACCACAGGACAATTCAAATCCTTAGCCAGCGCCTTCAGGCCTTTGGTGATACTCGATATGCGCTCGTTCGGGCTTTTCCCCTCAGCTTCCATGAGCTGGATATAATCGACCACAATGAGCTTCAGCGGTGTTTTTGCGTGCATCCGGCGAGCCGTGGCGGCTATCTGGCTAACGCGCAGAGCTGAGCGATCATCAACGAAAAACGGCTTGTCCTTCAGCCTGCTGACCGCTCCTGTCAGCGCCGCCCAATCCTCGTTTTGCAGTTGGCCGGTTTTCATGCGCTCAAGCGGTATTTTCCCGAGACCGGCACCAACCTTGTCGTAAATCTGGTTGCGCGGCATTTCCATACTGAAAACCATCACCGCCTGATCGTTTACCGCCGCATCACCGGCAATCTGGAATGCCAGGGTTGATTTGCCCATGCTCGGGCGACCGGCCACGATGACCAAATCTGCCGGCTGAAGCCCGTTGGTGCGCTTGTCCACTTCGCGCAGCCCAGTCATCAAACCCTTGCAGCCGCCCCCGCGAAAACGCTCATCGACTGATTCAACCCACGCGGCTAAAGCAGGATTGCCATAGAGTTGAGTTTCTGCCTCGACTTCACCGATACCCATGATCAGGCCTTGAGCCTCAGCCAAAATCTCAGCCGAGCTGCGACCGTCAGGGTTAAATCCAGAATCGGCAATGCGCTGCGCGGCCTCGATCAAAGTGCGCAGGGTGGATCGCTCTCGCACAACCTTCGCGTAAGCCCGGATATTCGCGACAGCCGGAGTATCCACCACAAGCTCGGCCAGGTAAGCAATACCGCCAAGCCGGTCAATGTCGTGCGTGTTTTCGGCAACCGTGACCACATCGATTCCGTCACCGCTTCGGCTCACACGACCCATAGCCTCGAATAGCTCACGGTGCCTCGGCTGGAAAAAGTCTTCGGCGCTGACAATCTCGGAAACATCGTCGAACAACTGCCCACGAATCAGCAGCCCACCCAAAACAGACTGCTCAGCTTCGAGCGAGTGCGGCGGCATCTTCAACGTGGCCGTGTCGATGTCGTCAAAGGGTGGTGGTGTGTCGTCGTATTCGATTTGAGCCAGGTTGTTCATGCCGCTTTCCCCGTTTTCCGGTGTTTAATCTCAGCCTGCTTGCCAGTCGTGGTCAGCAGGTACTCCTCGCCGTCAAGCCACCAGAGCTTGTACCAGTTAGCCCGGACGCAATTACGAAACGCCGCCCGCCAATTCTTCTGCCGCTTGCCTGCCGCCTTGTTGCGCTCAACGAATTCCAGCAGGCAGAGCTTCAGGAACTCATCGGGAATTCCGGTTTCGTGGGTGTAATCAAAAATCGGGTCATCAGGTGGCAGGAACTTCTGGCCTTGCGCTTTGCACTCATCGATGAATGTTTGAATACCCACAGGATTGCGCGCCGTTTTTTCGGCGGGCTTATCTTCTTGTAATTCTTTAAATTCTTTAGGTGTTGCGGCTGGCTTGTCGTTTGCTTGTCGTTTGCCTGTTGCTTTGCCTGCTTCTTGGCTGTCACCTTGCCTGTCGTCAATCTGGTACTCGTCGTAGTTAACTATTGATATAACAGAATATTTGTTTGTTTTTTGCCTGCTAATCATCTGCTCTTTTTCTAACAAACTTATGAAGCGTCTGAGTTTGGAAATGCTAATTCTGCTTGTCGCTGAAAATGCCTCCAAACCGAACAACATTTGGCCGCGCTCAATCGTGATCAAAGCTCCGTTGAATAGCTTTTTCTTGTCGCAGTGATTTGCTTCCATCAACATAATCGTCCACGCCTTAAAGAACTCTGCGTCTTCAAAGAGCCAGTGATCCCGTATCCGGCGATGCAGCTTTATCCATCCAGCCATTCAAGCAGCAACCATGTAAATCGCTGTCTGACCGTCAAGGCCTCCGATTTTTAGGTTCTCCAGCTCTCCGCTTTCCCGCATGAACTGCAACGCGAGTGACACTTTGAAAGGCTGTGAACCGATGGCTGTAGCAGCCTCCTCAATTGACACACGTCCCAGCATTCGACCGCCCCTGTATGGCGTCGCCTTCTCTCTCAGGTACTGTTCAAGTGTCATGATCCAACCTCCAATTCTTTAGGGTGTCACGCCAGCTACCCGGGGAAAGTTCAGAATCCTGCATCTCTATTCGAGGGCCGTGGGCATCGCGAGGAATGCGGTTGCAAGATAGGCATGAGGGAGTAGGTGGAATTACGCCCAACCAGACTGCTGGCACCGCAACGGCTCCCCCTCATACATCACAAGTGCCGATTACTATGTGGCTCATGCTGCCCCCTGCTCTATGTCGCGAAGCTCGCGCAGCAATTCGGCCTTGCGCGCCTCGATGGATCGCTGGCAATCGAGAAGCCCCTTGGCGCGAAGCTCCAAATACTGCTGCATACCGCGATTCCCGCAGGCGTTCTGGAAGTCTGCCAATAGGTCAATATCGAGATTGCGCTTGCGCCGCGGCTCACCAGTGCTGGTCAGTCGCTTGTCTTGATTAACCAGAGTGTTGAATGCACCGCGGGTCATGCCGAGAATGTGAGCCCAGCTTTCGTCGTCGCGGCTTGTTCGGGAATACTTCATACACAGGCGCATGGCCTGAGCCCAATGGCTGCACCGAACAACGTCCTTGTAGGGTAAGTCCACGATTTCAGTGGATATTTCAGCTATTAGCGGCATTTCCTTCTGCATTCTGTTGCTCACTGTTGCTTACTGTTGCTTATCCAAAAAGGCGATAAAAAAAGCCCCGGTGGTGCTGGGGCGACGACCTAGATGGAGCTGAATATGGAATTGGTTAAGAGCATGGGTGAATCCTCAAGCGGCTTGGGTCGGTTCGGAGTCTTCGTATCGCTCCGGGTACAGAATCTCCAGCTCAGTCATGCTCCCGCCAGAGCTTTCAGCCAAGCGCTCCGCGAGCTTCTTTCCGCACGAGCCGCTGGCTATGGCTATCTGCTTGAAGTTGTCGAAAGTCGTGTTTGCAGAGCGGCAAATCTTCTCGATCTGGTCGCGAGGAGTGGACTGGTAAAATTGTCGTGGTGTCATATCTATATGCAAAATTGGCTTCGGATATGATCATCATAGTGAATTACTAATATAAGTCAATAGTGATCTACTGTTAACGGGTAGTTAATTACTATGGGTAAGATTCGGTTATGGATGTAATCGAAAAACGAAAGCGGAATTTCTGCGCGCTGTGCGACAAACATAGTAGGGGCACTATCGCCCAAAAAATGGGTTACTCAGACACCAACTATGTCAACCAGCTTTACAAAGGGCATGGCAGCTTCGGCGGCAAGACCGCTAGGAAGGTTGAGTCTGCACTTAACCTCCCGCTTGGCTGGATGGATGAGCTTCACGCGGACGCGCCCGACGAATCTGACGAACACAGAGCAAGACGCGAATCACTGCGTCGGCTTTTGGAATTAGTTCCCGAGGAAAATATTGATGCTGCTGAAACAGTTCTGCGCGCACTGACTGCGGCTCCTGGAAAGCAAGCCAACCAATAAAGCCTTCTAATGCCGTGAGTTCTGTCTGAGTAAAGCCCTTCAGTTCATCGTCTAGTTGTTGAATGATTGATTGCATTATTGCACCCTCACTCAAGCCGGTTTCCGCATGGTGCTTCGTTTGGATCGGCTGAGCTGTATTTATAAACAGTATTTACGCTGGTAGCAATTCCTAACTTCCAGCACCAGTAATCAATGTCGCACTCAAAAAAATTGCGTCAAATTGGCGAGAAGGCTAGCCAACTGATTCCAGTTAAACACGGATACTGAGAATGCAACCCCGCGCCGCACGTGGGTTTCAGAGGGCTTGCTAAATTTGGCGGCTGTGTTATTTGCGACCTTACTCTTTATGAGGGAATAAATATGAAAGCATCGAGAAAGCTATTGCCAGCAATCTTTCTGGCGACCTCTGTAGGGACTAACGCCGCCCCAACATACACGGAGAAAGATATCTACATTGATGATAAGACTAGGCCCTACAAGGACTTAATAGTTGCCGGAATCAACAAGGTTGCGAGAGAGAACAGCCGATGCAAGAGAATGGAGCCTAGTTCCGCCTACATCTCCGGCAGTCGCGGCACGAAAGATAATCCCGTGTTTTTTGTGACCTGCTACGAGGGTAACAATCCGTTTAATGTCTGGTTTTCAAAATCAGACATTGAAGGCGGCAAGCACATAGCAGCAAAGGGCAATATTTCACGGCGTGATGCCGTATCCGCTTGCCGAAAGCGGGCCAAACAGCTGGCCAACCACCCATCCACGGTCAGGTTCTCAGCCATAATGGACGCGGCCTACACCCCTCATCCTGGGGGCAATACATCGCTTTATAGTACGTTTACGGCCAAAAATTCCTTTAACTTGGAGCAAAAGTTCAAGATAAAGTGCCTATTCAAAGGCAGCACCATGGTTGAATCCGTTGTAACCGAGATATAACGGCATCAAAGTAGCCAGAAGCGCCCAACGCACACCGGCTTAGAAAGCCTAACCACCCCGCCGCAGCCGCCCTCCGAGGCGGCTTTTTTTCGCCCCGAATAAATTCTTCGTAGTAACTTTTTACAATCTAATAGTAATTCACTATTGACGACAAAGTATTTTACTAATACGATACACCCATACCAACTCACACCGGAGTTGACCGCCCCACCAAAGCAGGTCGTTAAACGTGAGGCATACGGACTAGCGAAAGCCCCGTGTGCGGGTAGACCAAGCGAATAGATAAGGGGATGGCATGACTACCACAGTAACCACAACAGAACAGCTTCTGGCCATGCGCGGGAAAGATGGCGTTATTCGAGTAGAGGATGACCTGCGCATTGAATGCGATGTGCCTTGGTCAGCTGGTAAAGAAATCTCAGGTATTGAGGTCGATGGCAACCTAGACTGCAGTGGCTACCTCTACTGCAGTGGCTACCTCGACTGCCGTGGCAACCTCTACTG